GGCTTGCCGTTGACGAAGGTGCCGTTGACGACCGTCGTTGTCGCCTGGCCGGCGCCGGTGATCGTGTAGGGATAGGCGGTAACCGATCCCAGATCCTGAGTGCCGCCGCCGACGATATTCAGCGAGACGAATTTGAAATGGATCGTCTGGCCGATCAGATTCGCGGGGAACGGAAACCGCCCGATCGACTGGTCCAGCCGGGCGAGCTGGCCGCCAGCCGGATGATCCGTGATCGCGCTTCCGTAAGCCCCGCGATAAAGCGTCGTCAGGTCATATTCGAACGGCCCCATGAGCATCGCGTGCTGGTAAGCCAGCAGCTCGCCGTCGACCCAGCTCAGCGTCGCCAGGTTCTGCGCGTCGATCGCGGATACCGACATCAACGCGCCTCGGCTCTCGGTCAAATCGACCGAGAGGGTGTCGGTCGTGTCGGGGGACGTGTGCGGCGGCAGGTCGGTGGTCAGCACGCCCTGGACGGTTGGGCCGCTGACGGTGCCGGCCATTGCAAAGGAGCTGCCGTCGCTCGAGATCCAGACCTGCGCCGAACCCCAATTGACGCCGCCCGAGAGGCCAACCCAGATTTCGAGCCCGCCGGAAAGGAGTGCCGCCGGCGGCTCGAAGATGACCGGCGGGTTGACGTCGCCGGGATCGCCGTTCCAATTCGGGACGTAGCCGCCGCCGCTCTGCTTTGGATAGAAGACGGCCGTCGAATAGCCGCCGAAAAAATCCTCGGCGGTAATCGAAAGAGTGCCCTCGTCGTCCTCCTCGACCGCCGTGATCCGCACCGTCACGGCATCGAGGCCGAGCCGCGCATCCGTGATCTGAACCAGATCCATCGGCTCGAGCAGGCAGTATTTCCAGCCGAGCTGAAAGGTGTAGGTGTTGCGGAACAGCAGCTGGCGCTGGAGCAACAGCTGGGCCACGATCGGTGCGACGTTCGCCGGATCGACAATCGCGTGCGCCTTTAGCGAGCTCTCGCGGCGGACGCCGTAGAGATCGATCGAGGCTTGGTCGGACGCCTCGATGACAGCCGTGTTGTAATTGTTTGCGCGATCCAGGCACTCGATCTGAACCGAGTTGTTGGCGTCGGCCGGCGTCGATCGCGCGATGTGCAGCGGGTCGCCGCCAAAGCCGCCGGTAATGTCGCCGCCACCGGCGCGCAGGGCGGGTCCGCCCGGAGTGACGCCGGCATTGCTGCCGACGCTCGACGCCTGGACGATGAAGTCATCGTCGCCGAGGCTGTAGACAGGCGTCGTGTCGGGCGCGTAGCTGGCGCCGTTGCCGCTTGCCGGCTGATCGCCGTAGGGAATGATCTTCAGCAGCCCGCCCGACCAGACGATGGCGCTGTTGGTGATCTGCGCGATGTCGGACAGATGCCGCTGCGCCTCCTGCTGAGTGTCGAGCAGCGGTGACAGGAACAGGCCTACCGCCTGGCAATATGTCGCGTAAAGCGACAGGTCGGCCAGGTTGGCCGCTGGAAAGCCGGCTCCGTAGCGGGGGTTGGTGAGGAAATCGGCGATGATCGCCGCCGGGTTCGCATCGAGGCCGTTGGCCCCGCTCGACGAAGCGAGCCCGCGCACCTCGAAGCTGAAGTTCGGCAAGGTGGCCGTGTTGCCGAGCCCGTAGTTGTTGGCGACGACATTGGCGCTCCCGGAGTAGCCGAGCGCTTCGGTCGGATGATTGGCGAGCCAGGACGGATCGGCGGCCTGGCCGTCGGCGCCGGCATAGAGCGCGGCCGGGAGCGAGGCCAAGGTGCCGGTGTTCTTGTCCCACCAGACCGCACCGATGCCGTCGATCGGCCCTTGGCAGAGCCCCAAGATCACCGAGGCGGTGTAGGTGTATTGTCCGCCGCTCTTCCCCGACCCGCCCCCCTTCCCCTTGCCGCTCGAGCTCGCCGGCGTCGCGGTGAAGTCGGCGTATGAGATCAGGTTGGGCGCGACCCGCGTGGTGCCGTAGACGAGCGGGATCACGCCCCCGCGCTGCGACGTCTGAAACTGCAGCGAGCCAACCGCCGTCTGCTGCTTGGCGTTCGACCCGCCGCCGACAATGGCGGCCATTGGTTGGTTGCCTCAGAAAGGGCAGAAAAAGCGGACGGCACGGCCGGCGAGCGGCGGCTGGCCGGCATCGCCGTAGATCACTCCGGCATTGTGCCAAGCGTGAATCAGCCGCGGCCAAGCGACGATGATCGCGCCATGCGCGAAGCATCTGCCGAACTTGAACAATGCGATGTCGGCCGGCCCCGGGGTTGCGACCTCGCGCGCATGCCGCATCACGCCGTCGAGATAGCGATCGGCGCTGCGGTGCAGGTGCCAGTCCGGCGGGTAGAACGGCACGACTATCGGCGGGACGATGTTGCAAGCCGCGTAGACTTCGACCAGCAGCATCAGGCAATCGGTGCCGGCCCCCTTGACCCGGCCCATATGATGATAAGGGGTCGCGAGCCAGCCCTCGGCCGCGTTCAACACCTCGGCACGGCGCGGGTCCGGCCCGGTCATATCGCCGTCTCCGGCGTCGGAATGAACGGAAATCCCCCGAAATGCACGGCGTTGTCGAAGACGTTCGTGCAGGTCGCAAGGGTCCGGTCGCAGCCAGGAAGAAGCAGAAACAAATCGCCCGGCGTCACCGCCGACAGAAATGCCCTGCGAACCAGAACCGCGCCGTCCGCCAGCCGAGCAATGGTGCGGCTCGCCCCGGCATTGCCGCCGCTTGCTCCGGTGATGGTGCCCTGGTCGTAAAGCGTGCTCGGGCTCGGCGTGATGCTCGTGGCGATCGCCGTCTGGGTCGATCCGGCGAGACAGCCGAATGTCGCTTGCCGCGACGAACGGTCGAACTGGCACATCGCATCCCCGAACGTCAGGGTGCAGGCCGACTGCCAGAGCCGCCGCGGCATCTGTATATTCAGCAATTCGAGATGAGAGCGGCACCGCAGGTCGACCGCCGTCCGGCTGCAGTCGATATCCGACACGCGACCCACAAACAGAATGACGGTCCCCGGACTGGTGTCGCCGTAGCTCGGCATGAATGCCCGCTCGAGCTGGACCAGCGCCCCGTCGAACTGCCCGAGCCACATCGCTTCGAGAAACGTGAAATCGCCGACGAGATCGCTCGGCTCCGGATAGATCTTGATCGCGAGCTCGTCGACCTGTGTGCCGATCACCGTCTTGGTCTTCGAACGCTCGAATTTCGGACCGACCACGAATTCGAAACCGCCCACCGTCAGCGTGGTCGGCGCCGCCGAAAAGCGCAACGTCTCGCCACCCACCAGCGTGAAGGTATAGAGATCGGCCATCACGAATTGGGTGGCGCTATTGAGCAACGCAACTAATGCAGGCGTCGCCGTTTTCATGGCCGCACCGAGATGAAGCTGAGCTTCTTCAGCTGCCACAGCCGATCCATGAAATTTTCGAAATCGTACCGGTCGTCGACAAACCGACAGCGAAAGTAGTAGCTGAAATCGGCAGTGATGGTCAGCCCATTGGGCGGCGGGGTCCCGAACGTCAACACGCCGGTCTCCGGATCGACCCCGTAGCCGGCCAGGCTTTGCGTGACGCCGTTGAAATACACTGCCGCCACGGCCTCCGGCGCGACGATTGGCTCGAAGAAGCCGCCCCCCGGCAGGACGGTCCCGAACGCCCGTTGCAGCTGGAAGGCGGTGGCGCTGGCGTTGCCGATGCCGAGAAATTGACCCGAGACCTCGCGGTCGGTCGGGTCCTGAAACAAAAAGGAGCCGTATGCGCCCTGGCACATCAGATAGAACCCCATCAGAGTGCGCAGCTCGTCGAGTCCAGCCGCGGCGTTGTCGCGCAGAAACTCGAAGGCGAGCGTGAATTGCCAGAGCGGAAACGGGTAATCGAGCGCCCGCAGCTCCCGCCCCGATGCGGCGCGCTGAATGCGCGTCTGAAACGTCGGAGTTTTGGTGACGCTCCAAGCAAGGCCCGGCAGCGTCGGAAAGATCAGCGCCATCAGGCGCTCCGCAGCATGGCGCCATTGCGCATCGCTTTGTTGAGCGCGGCGACGAGCTGGCCGCCGTTCGTCTGAAAGAACCGCTTCACATCCTGGCTGTCGATCGCCGAAATATTGATCGTCACTGACCCGCTGGGACTGCCGCCGTCGGAAATCATTCTTTGCAGCCCTTGCGAGAGATTTGCCGGCAGCACCATTTCATTGCGGTGCACCATCGCCAGCTGGTCCGATGGAACAACCCAGCCGCCCGCGGCCGAGGCGATCGATCCGGCGGCCGCCATCACGCTCGCTTCCCCGGCCGCCGCCGGCCCGGCCGCGGCCGG